ATCAGCTTGACCACATCTGAGTTATTCGACGAATTGTGCGTGAACAGGCCAACGTCGATGTTCTCAATCGTCTTGTCGCGCCCATCCTTGGTGTAGGCCCTGTAGAGCGTCCGGGAGTTGAACAGCGGGTTGACTTTGAAGATCGCCACTACCGTTGCGCCGGTCTGCTTGAACAACATGGTCGCCGCATCATCGGCACGCTCTGTTCGTATCTCCGGCAGCTTCTGTGACTCCTTGTATGCGTCACGAATGAAGTCCTGGCTCTCGTACAAAGCGTAGCCGGCAAACGCGAACACCGCCATCAGGATTACCGCAAACAGCTTGAAAGGGCTGTCCACATACCCAAGAATCTTGTCGAGGGTGGTGTTGGCGTTGAGCTTCTCGGTCATATATGCCGCTGCCCCATCTCAACTATGAAGTAAACGGTCAGGCCGAGAACAAATACTGACGTAAGGACGGCAATCGTGATTAAGATGATGTCGTCAATCTCGGACTGCCTGCGCTTTGCTTCTGCCTTGCGTTTACTTTCGGCGCGGGCAGCATCGGCCTCCATCTGCTTGGCCCTGGCCGTGATGCGCATCCACACGTCCATCTTGTTGCTCTGGAAAAAGAGCATTTTGACTTGCTCTTCAAACTCCCGCGCTTGCTCCAGAGCAAGCTCAAGCTCCAGTGCCTTGCCAAGTGCAGACCCTTTAAACCCGCCTGTCTTGGCCTTTTCAACTACCTCGATGGCCTGCGCCTTGGCGTCAAAATACTGCCCCAGCACCGGCCCCAAAGACTGCACATCCTGAACGGTCTTGACAGCCTTTTTGACGAGGTTTACCGCTGAAGATACCGCAGCAAGGGCGGTTATGGGGTCAATCACTTTGTCATCCAGATCGCAGCAAAGATGGTTCCTGCCATTGACACAAGCATGATGCCAGCGGTCTTTATCATGATTCCTTCAATGCGCTTGAGTCGCGCATTGATCTGGTCATATCTCAGCGCACAAATTTCTTCGTGCGTCTGAAGTCGCGCATCAGTTGCATCGACCTGGCTCATTACATGCCCTCGCCCTGCACGATGTAGACGGTAGATGCGCCAGCAGGTGCCAGGCCGCTGAAGAATGACTCACGCGCAAAGCGCAGCACTTCAACAGCACCAGGGATCAGCACAATGGCCGCCGAAGGAGTGCCAGCTACAGGAGCCACAGCATTGGCCGCAGCCTCTGCTGCAGTGTTGCCAACGCCCAGAAACACCGTATTGGCGCTGTTGTTGATGATGCGGTATTGGCCTGTGCTTTGGGCATCAAGCCTTGAGAACACCAGAGCCTGAACCCCAGTTGACGCAGAAGTGGTGGCAGGGATGACGACTGTGTTGCCAAGTGGGGCAAATGCGATTTGTGAATTACTGGCCATGTCAGACTCCTTGTGCAGCGATGGCTGCCTTGTATGCTGCGATCACTTCAGTCGTGTGCGTTGCAGCACAGATGGCTTGAACACGGGCATCCTCGGCGCTGTAATCATCGCCGGGAGCGACAACGTGACGGTGGAACTTGCTGCTGATTTCAACGCCATCTTCTTTGATAGCGGTCTTGGTGCGAACTTGAATGCAACCATTTTCGATTACTTCAATCAAATCGACAGATACAATTTTTTCTAACATGATGTTTCCTTGTTTCCAACCTGATCATCCTGTCAGGCATTAAGGTTTCCAGTCAACCGGACTGGTACGGTTATTGTGAAATATCTATAAATCGTGATCTGAACTTTACATAAATTTCACTGGTGTCTGTAAAGTTTGCATGAGTTAGTGGAACAGTTGCTGTTGCAGTATCGTTGTAAAGTCGCAACGAACTATTGTCCAAGAAACCGCCATCCATTGACGTAATACTTGCCAAGTTTGCGTAAATGCCTGTCTGAACATCGCCATCAAGGTTTTGATTTGTCACGCCCACCAGCATAGTAGTTGGCACGTTTACAGTCACATCACCAGTCGAGCTACCTTTTGCCGTGAGCTTAATGCGTAAGCCCCCCTCCAGAAAATTGCCGTAGTTGCGAATAACGCCAGATTGCACATCATAGGTAATGCCAACACTTGCACCGCCAAACGCGATGGTGGGGGTGAAGGTATCCACAATGTCTTGACGTGACCCGAGGTTTGAATGAACTTGAGGAATAAAACCTGAAGCCATCCCTTGAACCGCAGCCCCAACGCTTACACCTGTGGCTTGGAAAGTGTTGCCAGTGATTTGTACGTTTGTCTTGCTGTTTGCTCCAAACACAACCGGAATACCGTCCATTAAAAAATAGTTGTCACGAATCCCAATGTATTGAATAAGGTTTGCTGTTGTGGCGTTATTTAACCATAGCCAGCGAGTAGTGTTGTATTCTTCAATGTATGCGTTAGTAACGTACAAGCCATTTACGGATTCGGCTTGTATTCCAGTTGTACCCGCATTGTTGCCTTGCCAAGTACACTTGTCGAAATATATTCCACCAGATGCGTCAATAAATACAACAGGTAGTCCAGAACTGCCACTATTAACAAAGTAGCAACCAGTGAACCAAAGAGAGTTTGCGTTCAAAATACCTGTGCTGCTAAGGTAGACGCAATAGTTTGTACAGTATGCAAAACGGCAAGCAGTAATGTAAGCGGTGTACTGGTTGACTAAGCTAAGGCCAGTAGTTCCACCAGTGATGTTGACATGCTCAATCCAGAAAGTGCCGCCACCAATTTCTGTTGGGGCGTCAATCACTGTGCCAGTTAACCCCGCAGCATTGACAACCATGTTCCGCAAAATTGTTTCGCTTGCGCTAATTGTAATTGCGTTAAATGTACCGACAGGTGTAAGTTTTGCGCCGTTGCCATCAACAACCTGAACACTGTTATCAAGTGTAATTCCTGAGGTAATTTTGTAGTTTGCTCCCGCCGAAAACAACACTGTTTTTCCAGTGTCAATTGCAGCTTGAATAGCGGCAGAACTATTTGCAACGCCTGTGGGGTCAGCACCAAAATCGTCAGGATTAGCAGTCGCCCCGACAATCATCGAATTGGTTACTTTGGTCAGTGCCATAGATTTTCCTTAGACGATGTATGAGCCTGAAAGCATAACGCTGCCAGTAGTATCATACGCCACGCTTGATATACCGCTACCGCCAACGGCAGATTGCATTGCATTGATTGTGGTTGACGAGCCTGGCAACCAACCTTGCAAATAGTTAAGGGCCGTTAATGCAATATCTGAAACAAAGTTTGCAGGCACTCCAGTGTTCACCGCTGAAGACGATGTAAATGGCAATCCAGCAAACGCCAAATTGCCCGTACCTGTTCCACCAGACCAATCAAGGTCAATTTGAAACGTGACCAAACGGCCAACTTTTGTATATCGGCCAGTTTGTCTGCCATATGACGCTGATCCAGCAGTGGTTGTTCCAATGACTGTGGGGGTAAAATTACCTTCCTCATAGTCGTTTAGCAACTCGCTTGTGCCTGTGCCCGGTGTGGCAGAAAAGTCGATGCCTTTGCCTGAGGTGCCGATAACGAGATTGCCTGTTGAAAGCGTGACATCACCAGGCAAAGTGATTGGCGTTTGAATCTGGCTGGCGTTGATTAAGTTGGTAACTGTCTTGAGCATTTCGGTCTCCTTAAACCAAGAATTCGATCACCGAAGTGAATGGTGGCGCTTCGGAGAACGTGACATTCCCACCTGCGATTGTGTAGGTGTTCTGATTCTGATAGACGCCGTTGATGTAGATCGCAAAAGGTGTGGAGGTCACAGGAAAGATGGTCTGCACACCATTGCCAGTTGCGTTGCTTGCAGTTGAACCAGAAGCCACATTGCCATTGAGCGAGGTGTAGACCAGACTGCCTTTACTGTCCAGCACCTGAATACTGTAGTCGCTGCCAGCGTAGAAGCGCGATGGCGTGCCCTGATAGACCGGATAGCCGTTGAGCGTGCGGATCGGCTGAGCCGCCGGGATGGTCAGAGCTGCATCCCAATAGACTGCGATCTGGTTGGTTTGCGGGTTGAGGTTGACCGTGCCGACCCAGATGTACCCGTTCTCCAGCGGCAGGCCGTCAGCGCCAGCAAATGCTGGATATGGTGGCTGAATCGAGAGTGCGCTCATTGTTGGTTCTCCTGGTCGAATTGTCTATCAAGGCTGCACGGGTGGCAATGCGTTGAGTGCTTCATTGATTTTGGCCTTGGTGCGGCCTTCTTTCCTCATCTTGACGATCTGACGCAGACCTGTTGCCACCGGCAATGGAAGGCCTGTAAGAGCACCTGTAGCACCTGCCTCGGCAATGGCGGCCATGAGCGTTCCAGCAGTGCCTGAAGTGTTCACCAGAGTGCCAGGCGGCACCGTGGTGACGTAGCGAACTACATCGTCAAGGTCTCGCACAATCTGGGCATTCTGCTTGCCCAGCATGACATCAAGACGCCCATTTGCATCGAGCGCCTTCACGGTCTGGTGCAACTTGGCTGGAGAGATCAATGGCCTATCCTGCGAGTCCATGCCCATGCCCTTGGTGGCCTCATCGCGCAAGTGGCGCACGGTGGCACCTTGCAGCTCTTTCCAGGCCTGCTGACCGTCTTGGCCACTTGTGAGCAGGACACGCTTGAGAAACGTGATCTCGTCAGGAGATGAGTTCAAGATGGACTTGCGGAAAACCTGGTCCGAGGCAACCTGTGGGTCTTCCATGCCTTTGCGGTTCTTGATGAGACGGGCAACAATGGCACGATTCTCGTATTTCCTGGCCTGCTCGATTCGTGTTGCCCTGGCCTTCTTGTACAGGTCTCCGCCCATGCCTTCAGTCTCGGTGTCAAAGACTCGGCGCAATGAACCACCATGAAACTGATCTGCTCCCTCAAATCCAGCACGCTGAAAAGTCTGGCGCAGGCTTTCGGCCTGCTTGAGTGTGACAGGCTGGGCAACCAGGTTGCCGTTTTCGTCTTGCACTGCTGCGCCGACTGCGATGGCTTTTGATCGTGCAGCCCTGAGAACAGGAGCCAAATCGCCCTCTGGGATATTCTCATTGATGTAGCCGATCACCGAATTGAGGGTGACGTTGTTCTCCAGCTCTCCAGCCTTCTCGGCTGCCTTGTAAGCCGCACGAGTCTTGTTCTTGGCTGCTGTGAGACCTTCAGTCAGTGATTTGACGACAGCACCTCCAGTGCTGGATAAATCCATCAATTGGGCATCTGTCATTTCAATCAAGTTGTCGAAGTTTTGCAAAAGCTGCAAATTGTTTTCTTCGGCACGTTGGCGCAGTGGGCCACCCAGATCGCTCTTGATCTGCTCCTTCTCAAAGGCCAGCTGCTGTGCATCCCTGGTGGCCGCGCCTTTGGTCAATGTGACTGGCACAGGAAGACCTTCTGCAGTCGCTGTTCGACGCAGCACCTCTGGCGTGGCCGCAGCGCCCACAGAGCCACGGCCTGCAACGGCTGGAGAAAGTGCCGTTCCCATTGATTCACCAGGTGTCGCAGTAGTAACAACTGAAGGAGTTGTAACTCTTGCTGGCGAAGGCGCAGCAGGTTCAATCCCAAGCGTTTCACGCACAGCGGTGGTGGCCGCCTGTACAGGCCTAGCCACAACTTGTCCAGTTGCCCTGGCTGCCTGTTGCGCTGCAGTAGCTCCACGCCGAGCTGTGGCTTGCACAACAGGCGCAGCCTGCCTTGTAGCCTGCACCAATTGCCCTGGGGCTGCAACCACCGGCAAAACAGGAGGCAAGGCTGTTGCCAAGAATTGCCCAGCAGACTGCGCCATTTCCTGGCCGGTCTCTGTGCGTGGCTGATATGTCAGAGCCTGGCCACCTGCTGCCGCTGCCTGCTCGACTGCCTTCATGGCCTCTGGCGTTCCAAATTGACCAGACAGAATTTGTTCAGATAGACCTTTCAATACTCCGCCAATCGTACCAAGCGTCCCACCAGTGGCCGCAGTGCCGAAAGTCAAAGCAGTTTCACCAGCTCCGACAAGCTGCTGGCCAATGGTCGGCTGCCTTGGAGGTGGCGCAATCTGCTGCTGTGTGACTGCTGTGGTCTCTTGAGACTTTGCAAACTGATATGCCTGGGCAACAATGTCAAATTCTGGAGTGCCACGCTTATCAGCATTTTTGACGATCCAGGCTGCATATTCTTGTGCGGTAGCCATTTATCTGCCTCCGCGAAGAATTGCATCTGCTTGAGACATGACGCTTGCTGCCGTGGCCGCTGGCGCCGCTGCTGGTGGTGTTGCAGGCGTTCTGTTGGTCGGTATTTGGCTAATCGCCTGCTGACGCCGTGCTTCTGCAATTTGTTCTGGTGAACGATATTTTTGCGCCACATCACCAACGATGCGCTGGGCAAAGTCGTTAAACGTTTCACCAGCATTTGCAGCGTAGTCACCAGCAATGAAGGTTCCTTTGGCACGGGTCAACAGGCCATTGTTCTGGGCTAGCCAGTCAGTCTTGGCGTTGTTGATTGACGAGTCAATGTCCTGCATTTTGGCCATGCCTCGAAGAAAAGATGCGAGCGTTGTTGCGTTGGCAGTCTCAGGAGGAATTCCTTTGAGAGCCAGCTCGATGTCTTTGTCTGTTGCAACGCCAGGTGGCAGTGATTTGATCGCAATTGTGTTGCGAACTCGCGTGTATTCATTCCTGATCTGAGTCCACTCATCTTGCCTGCCGGTTGCCTTTGCAAGCCACTCGGTTGCAGATGTGAATGCACCCTTACCGCCTTCTGCAGCCTCAATTCGCTTGGCCAGATCGTTGAACTGGACCGCAGCCTGTTTGGAAGTGGATGCCAAGGCAGCAGATTCATTGATTAGCTTTCTCGACTCTGCTGGAATTTCAGTCAGTCGAGATTTAATGCTGGACATTTTGTCGGCAACATCTGCCGCTGTTTTTTGAGTGTCAAGATTCAGACGTGCAGAGCGATCCCTGATCTGGTCACGGAGATTTTTGATATCCCAGTTGGTTTTATCAAGCCCTGCAATTTCGACACGTTCTGCATAATTTGCTTGCACCCTAGCCCTGTCAGCCTGTGCCCTTGCAAGATCGGCATTTGCTTTTGCTGTTTCTGCCGCATTAGCTGCTGTGGCCTGTGCTGTCTTTGCGTCTGCAACGGCTTTGTCGGCATCGGCCACTAGTCGCCTGAGTGCTTCTGGGGCTTGCGCTGCCGCCCTGGCCTCACCACCAACGCTTGCCGCTGTCAAGGCTTCTTGCTGTGCAATTTGAGCTTGTCTTAGTTCTGCCTCTGCCTCAAGCCTAGAAGGCGTATCTGCAGCCTCGGCAACTTTTCTTTCTGCATCAGCCACGGCAGCATCTGCTCTAGCAGTTGCTTCTAGAAGTGCAGCAGGGGCTTGTGCTGCGGCCCTAGCCTCGCCGCCTACGCTTGCAGCAGTAAGGGCTTGCTGTTGTGCGGTTTGAGCTTTGCGAAATTCTCGTTCAGCCGCCAAACGAGATGGCGTATCTGTAGCCTCAGCGATTTTTCTTTCTGCCTCGGCCACAGCGGCATCTGCATCAGCCACAGCTTTCTTAAGTGCCGCAGGCTGCAGAGCAGCAGTCCTGCGTTCGTTTCTTACAGCCGTAATACCCTTGTACCAGTCCTCTCCAAATGTGCCAGCCCCAAGCGACTCCACAAGTCTGGCAGCTTGGTTAACATCTTGATTGGCAATCGTTAGAATATCTTGGAAAGCGCGTTTTTGGCTAGGGTCTGTCTCTGCGTCAATACGTTCTTGAAGGATCGTCTTTGCTGTTTCTGGGTTTGCCTCAAAGGCCAGCAGCACCTGCGATGTAAATTTTTTCGATGAGTCGAGCTTTTCTTTGCCCATGTTCTCACCGATCAACTTTAGAGCATCAAACTGCTGTTTGTTTGCGCCAACAAGTAGAGGCTGCAATTCCTCAATTTTGCGCTCAGCAGGTGGCTTTGCGAAGAAGGCATTCAAACTAGTTTGATACTGTTGTTGCTGCGCTCTGGCAGCTTGTAGCTGCTGCATATCAAATGCACGCTTCTGCCTTGCAGCCTCAATTTCTTCTAGGCCAGCGCCAAGTTTGAATCCACCGAGTGCCGCCTCAAAAGGGCTTTGAACCTCAACTGCATAGTTGATTGGTTGTTGTAGTGGGTTGATTGCCATGAGTAATCCTTAGAAGTATGTCCCAAGGTCTTGATTACCATAGGCCAAGCCGGTGCCAAAACCTGCCCCTCCAATTGGAGTCTGTGAGAATGACGCTTGTAGTCCACCAAACCCACCGCCGCCGCCTGCTCTCACCCCTGCCACCTGGGCTGGAATATTGAGTAGCTGGCCATAGGCCTGGGCCTGGGCAAGTTCTCCACCAGCTCTGGCAGCCCCTTGCTGAGCCAGCAAGTTGGACACATTGCTCCCAGACTCCATGCCAGCAGCGCCGACACCGGCAGCAGAACGCTGGCCCAAAGTGGTCATGCCGCCCAGGCGTCCATATTGCTGCTCAATGAGGCTGGATAAAAGTTCTGGCCTGAATTGAGCCAGTGCGCCTTGGATGTTGCCACCTCGCAGTCCACCAGTGGCCGAAGCACGCTGAAGTAGAGCCTCTTCGCCCTGCTGTGCCAATGCTTGGAAGGTCTCGCCACCTCGAATGCGCTCAATGGCGGCCTGCTCTGCTTCTGGGCCTTGTAGGCCAAGCAAGGCCTGCTGCTGCTGGAGCGCAGGAAGACCTGCCTCGGTGTAAGGTTGGAGCAATGCTCGCAGTGCATCGAACTGCCTGCGCTGCTCTGCAATGCCAGCCTCTGCTGCGCCTGCTTGGATGCCTGCGGCCTCGCCTGCTGCATCGGCCTGCATCAAGCCGCTAACCAGTTGAGAGCCTCCAACGATTAAGCCAGTGACTGGATCAGGCATGGCTGAACTCCTTCATGTAGTCTTCAAATTTCTCGCCATACAACTCTATGACGCTGCCTGCATCTTCTGTCGCACGACGAGTGCCGTGGCACAGCGCCACGGTCATCAGCACAACGTCATAGTATCCTGCACGCCAGACAAATGACCGTGCATCGGCCTTGCCTGATCGCTCGGCCTGGTCAGATGCCTGCCACTTCAGAATCATGGTGGCTACTATGGGTGCGAGACTGTGGGAGTTGGCAATCCAAAATGTGTTCTGGTTCATGCCCACTAGGGTATTCCAGATTGCTGCATTGAGGTCTTCGCGCTCGACTGGATCACCGTCTGCGACATCATCAAAGACCTGGATGGCCCCATAAAGCATGAGCAGCCATTCAACGGCTGGCGTTGGGAGCGCGAAAACCCTTTGCAGGTTCACTCTCAACCAATCGACACCAGACATGCGCAGCTCCTGTTCAGGGTGAGCTGCTGGCGGCTCGATAGGCTCAGCGGCTGCATTTTCCCACATTTCGGCATCCCGTCAATATTCTTCTTCTTCTTCCCGGTCTTCCCAGGCCTGGCAGACGCGCATGTCGTTGCAGATGAAGTTCAGCTTTTCACAGTGGCCACGAAAGCCTGCGCCCTTGTCGTAGGCTGCCATCGGAATGCGCTCGATCTTGACTTGAGCCATAAAACTGTTGTCGTAGTATTCACAGTTTGAGCAATGCTTGCGCCGTGCGTCCTTTTCGCTGCACTGCATAGCCTCGGCCAGCCCTGCGTAAAACTCCTTGTTTGCGCCTGGCTCATTGGTTGGCATCTCTGGGCCGTAGTTCCAGTCCTGCACCGCAATGACGTAGTTCTTCTTGTTTTCTGCCGTGGTGATGAATTCCTCATCCATTGGCAGGCCCATAAAGCCCTTGGGCATCATCATGAATTTGTCCATGCTGTTCTCCTTTAAGTGATTTCGCGGCCAGATGCG